TTTTGCCGGCTTTTGCGTACGCGATTGCCACGGCTTGCTTGCGTGGTTTGCCTGCCTTGATCTCCCTGCGAATGTTTTCTGAGATCACAGCCTGCGACTTGCCCCTCTTCAATGGCATAACGCCAATCCTCAACGCCTGTTAATAGTTTAGAGCCATCAGCTGTTGCCCAACCCTTATCCGTGTAGACAGCATTGATCCATGCTTCGCCGTGCAATGCTTCTACTGGATCGCTACTGATGTAATAGATGCCATCATTACGAAAATGCCTCAGGCTAGGCAGGTCCATATCGTGCGCGTAGTTGATCCAAGGTTAGCTCTGATCCATCATCACGCACAAGTTTGGCAATGGCATTAGTTGGGCCGTGCTTTTCAGCAAGCCTGTTGAAGTATGGCACCTTACTGGCACCAAGCGCTTTGGCTTTAGTTTCTAGGTCTTGCTTGGCCAGCCATTGCCCATAGGTTTGATCGGCTGGCACTTGACCACCGGCTGATGCACGCGTTGCTGGTGGTGGTGGTATAAAACCAAGCTCGTCGTAGTCAATTACTGGCACCGTGGTCGAACGGCAGTTGAAGTGCTGCGGTGGTGTTGGTCCTTTGCCATATTCAAACTCTTTACCATCCAATGCACGACAAATGCTGCTGGTGCGGGTATCCAGTGTTGCCACATAGCGATATTTCTTAGTGATGTCTTGATTTGCTTCATATACCTGCTGGCTGGCTGCATTGGCTACCTGGTTAATGCTTGTACGTACAAGCGTAACGATCTGATTATCAGCTACAGCAGTTGCTTGACCGCCTGCTGCAACAAGTTGATTAACGGTGCGTGCGCGTTCGCCGAATTGTAAGTTACCAACCAATCGCTTAGCGATGTCAGGCGTGGTTTCACCTGTTAGCAAGCCTTGCCGTACTACTTGATTGAACCGCTCTGCTTGATCTACAGCAATACCACGAAATGCTTTGCTGACTACTTGGCCATTGGGTAATGTGATCGTTGCACCTTGCGCTGCAGTAAGGCTAAAAGTTTGCGGTGCGCCTTGCACTGCTGCAAATAGGTCATCACTTAACGCTACCACATTGATCTGCGTTGGATCCGTGGTTACAACTGACTGCGCAAATTGTGGGCTGATCTCAACAGTGCGTACAGCATCACGAGCACCTATCGGTAATGCGCGTGCTAATTGATCTGTAACAAATTCCGACTGCAACTGCGCTAAGCCTTGCAGTTCCAATGCAGTTAGCTCTGTTGCATCACCAGCCCATGTACCAAGGCTGTCCTTGAGTTGCGCCAAGATCGCCCGTAAGCGTGCTGCCTTGACTGGTGCTGTTAAGTCATCAATCGTGCGTAGTTGATTGACTGCATCAATAATGATGTCGTTGTAAGCATTGATAATACGCCGTGCAACGCTATTGCTGTAGCGGTTTAAATCAATCGCATTACGATATAGCGCTTCTGGTGTACTCATTGCACGATGCCTAAATCTTCCGGTGCATATCCACTGCGGATACTGACATTAGCGCCACGGTTTAATGCACTGCCGACAAGTGCAGCAAATGCGTCGTAACCGTTCTGGCCGTCTTCCATCAGTGTCACCTGATCCACTTCATCTGCTTTGCCATTTTTGTACCAAGTGACGCGCACAATAGCAAGTACTTCTTCAGGCAAGGCGCTGATGTGATAATCAAGCTCCTGCTTCCTCGGCCTCTTGGGTTCGATCATTATCATCAAATCCACTAAGCGGTCGGTTGTCCAGTCCAGCAGATGGTAAATCAAGCCCCGCATTGGCCGTAGCCTCCAGCTCTTCATCTACGTTAAAGTCATCGCCCAGCACATCGCCTTCAGATAACTCACGCAGTAAAGTCTCCTGCGTGATGGTGCCAGCAGTGTAAAGCTGCAGTAAAGATTGGATTTCCTGCGGTTCAAGGCGTGTACCAAGGAAATCACGGTTCACGTAGCTACTGCCTGGTGCAGTGCTGTTGCCGATGTACTGCGCGTGAAACTGCAAGCAGTTGTCGATCATGTCTTGCACATTTTGCGCAATGACCATCATGGTGCTGTCACCTTGACTGCGATCAATGCGTTTTGCTTCGGCGGTTTCAGCCGATAGCTTTTGACCCAACACTGCTGATAGGCCAAGTTCATTGATCTGCGCTGCAAGCTGTTCTAGACGTTTGAACTGATAATCAAAACTGCGGCCAGCTGGTTCGATGTATTCTGCACGCCCTTCAGCAGGAAATGCAATTGCTTCGCCCGGTCCAGCGCTTACTTCCTCTGCAGCAGATGGGAAGCCATAAAACGCCAGCATCGGCACAGCGCTGATGTGGAGCTGATTGTCTAGGTCAGATTGGATTTGATATGCCTTAAGGTTTAGCTCTGCAATATCCTCAAGCGGTGGCCGTGACTCCATGAATGCACTGCGCTGCGCATAGGCAACACTAAATGGAATCTCACTAAGGCTTGTGCGGCCTTCGTCGATGATTTGAAACTCGCCATTGTCTTGCTTTTGATGCAGCTGAAATTCACCTGGCGTTAGCAAACGGATTTGCTCCACTGCTTTTTCGCCAAATTCACCATCTGGTACGTTGACCATTTCAGCAAGCCGCAGTTGCGTCAATACTTGACGGCCTTCTTGCTGCTCAGCACGCCAACCAAGGACTTGCCGTGGTGTGTAGGTCACCCAATAGGGTCTACCGCCATTAGCAGGTGCATCCACCAGTACACCAACATGGCCATAACGGACCATTTTGCGGGCTGTTTCATAGGTCCAAACATTAAGGTCATTGCCTTGCAGGTCAACATCAAACAACTGCTCGCGGATGACGTCTGCAGTATCGTCAAGCCGTACTGGCTTGCGCGTTAACATGCCAGCCAGCATCCGCTCTAGACGTTGATAGAACGGCGGACATACGCTACGTGCTAAACGGTTGTCGTAGGACTCATCTAGCTCACGTGGTTCTTGCGGTAGGTAACGCCGATGCTTGCGGCGCATACCGTAGGTGCCTTGCAGTAGATCTTCAATCAAGATCCAATGTGCTTCCTGCGCATACCATGCAGTATTGGCATCCTGCACGCGAGTAACGCGGCGCTGCGCAATAGGCCGGTCGTAGTTATTAAAGCCGGTGTACATTACAGCGCCGCGGTCATGACGGTAGTTTACGCAGCCGCGGTCAGCGTGATGCTATTACGACCAAGCTTGATTTCAAACTCAGTGCCAGGTTCAAAACCCATCTCACGGACGTAACCATCGCCAACGGATAGCTTGCCGTTGAATTGCACCTTGGTCTTGTAGGTCAATTTACGACCTTTATTGGCAGGCTTGCCGCCAAGTTCAATGCCTTTTGCTTCAAGCAATGCTTCGTAGAACTGCGTGAAGGCAAGGCGTTCCTTGACCACATAACCGCAAGCGCGGACCAGTTCAGACTTACTGCAATCACCAAGTTCTTTGACCTTGGCGAGTAGTTCAACACCCGTGAGCATGGGTAGGGTAAATGGTTTGCGCAATCAATATAGCCTAATACCTGTGCTGCGGCCAGCACCAGCGTGGAGTGGGTTGAATTCACGCCAGACGAGGTAGCCCAATGCATCATTCATGTGGTCATGGCCTGCATCCTTATCTGGGTCGCCTTTATCGGTGTAGCACTGCAGCTCTAAGCATTCAATGAGCCGTTTGCAACGTTGGTGGATGGTGAGCCGCACTTGACCTTTGCCGTTTTCCAGCAAAGCTTGAACAGCAGCCACGCGATCACGGACGGGAGGATTTGCCCGCGGCGATTGATTTGACATGCCATAGGACTCCAGGATCTGGATATCGGTCTGGCTTGCATTGGTGCTGCGGTTGCCGCCGCTGGCGTCTGGGTAGATGTAGATACGCCGTTGCGGGTAACGCGCTTGGATCTCTTGCGCCAATGCATCAGTGTCATGTGCGCCGCTGATCTCATCTATCACTAGCAGACTGCTGCCGGTGCGAACGCCGATGATGGCAGACATGTTACCAACGTTGAAATCAACGCCGATGCGTAATGGCTCGCGGTCTAGGTCTGGTAGGTCAGCTACCACGTGCTTGCTGCGATCAAAGCGGTCGTAAATAGTGCCAGTGGTTAGGTTGACAAACTCGCCATCAAGATAAGCCCGCAGTAATTGCGGATCATAATTTGCTTCAAGCCGTTCAATAAAATCTGGCGGTAGATGTGGGTTGTCAACAGAACGCATCTTGATCAGCTTGCGATCTGCACGACCTTGCGCTTCCTCACTGCCGAATGTATTCCACATCCAGCGGAAACCCTCTGGCGTACTGGCAGCACCAAACTGCCGGACATTGCCGGACCGCAGGCGACCAAGGATCTTGGGAAATGCCTTGTTTGCAATGCTTGGCGTTACGGTGTCGATTTCATCTGCCAGTACCCATGCAAGGTTCAAGCCGATAATGCGTGACCAGTTCTCGAAGCTGCGGCATAGGATCTTGGTGTCACCGCCTGGCAGGTGCAGCATGTATTCCGGCAGCGGGCTAGCGCGGAAGGTGTATGGGATTTCGTATGCCTCAAGGAATTGCTCAAAGTCGTTCTGCCAGATGTCACGTATCAATGGGCCAGTCGGCTCCATTACGGCACCGATAAAACCTTGATTGGCCGCGGCCAGCATCACTGCCTTAGCGCATAGCGCACGAGTCTTGCCGGCGCCATAGCCAGCTGAGATGCCAATAATTTGCGTTGCGGTGTCGTCTACAAAATCAAGCTGCCCAGGGTGCAAGTCATTGCGGATACGTTGCAGCAGATCCGGCATGTCAACATCACCGCTGCCGTAATTGAGCTGTTGCAATACGTTGCCAGCAGGTGCAACTGCAAGAATGCTCACGAGCAGAGTTGCGCCAGTTTGGCTGCGGTATTGATGGCGCCAAGGGCAATGTGATACTGCCCAGCACGCCTAGCTTCCATTTGCAATGTGCTGCATTGCGATAGTAAATCAGCGATCATCTGCGGACGTTCGATGTCCCAGTCGGCTTTGAGCTGATCACGAGCAATGGCAAGGTATTTGTCGCAAGACCGCTCGCCAACCCCCCAGTTCTCGGCAGCATAGCGAACGCAGTCAGACCTACGCCCACCGCTTGCGATGATGCGAGCAAAGCGTTGAGCGCGTAGTTGAGTTTCGGCTTGTGTACTTTTGGGGGCGGCCATCAGAACGCCTCCTGTGCTTCCTCAAGTGTAGCCTTCTTGCCGGTGAAGTCTTCCCAGCGTTTTACGATCACGTCGCAGTAGGCGGGGTCAAGTTCCATCAGGCGAGCGTGACGGTGCTGACGTTCGCAGGCGATGAGAGTAGTGCCTGAACCACCGAAAGAATCGAGGACGATGGCGTTTTGCTGGGTGTTATTGCCAAGGCAGTATTCGATGAGGTCAACTGGCTTCATCGTCGGGTGCTGCTCTGAGCGAGCAGGGCGACTAAAGTCAAGGACGGTGGTTTGCTTGCGGTCGTTGTACCAAGAATGAGCAGCGCCTTCTTTCCAACCGTAGAGACAAGGCTCGTGTTTCCAGTGGAAATCAGAGCGTCCAAAGGCCGAGTTGTTTTTGTTCCAGATAAGCGTTTGGCGAACCTGCCAACCGATGTCTAGTGCTGCACCGCGAAAATTGTATCCCTCGGAGTCGGCGTGCCAGATGTAGAAGGCTGCGCCTGGGCAAAGGCAGGCATCTGCAGCGGAGTAGGCGTCTTTCAAAAACTGACGAAAGTCATTAGCTGCCATCGAGTCATTTTCAATGGCTTTACGTTTTTTGGAGCCGCCTTCGTAAGCGATGTTGTAAGGCGGGTCAGTAAGCCAAAGATTAGCCTTCTGCCCGTCCATCAATCTCTCAACAGCTAGCACGTCAGTCGAGTCCCCACACAGCAAACGGTGATCACCGAGGATCCAAAGGTCGCCAGGTTTGGTGATGGGCTCTGGCGGTGGCTCGGGAACGTCGTCAGGATCGGTGTTGCCTTCTTCAGGCTCTAGTACCTCAGCCAGCAGCTCGTCATCTTCAAACCATGGTGTTAGGTCATGCTCTTCCGATAGCTGCCGCAGCATCTCATTGTCCCATTCGCTGAGATCAGAGCTGCGGTTATCAGCAAGTGCTAGACCAACCTTTTCATCTTCGGATAGGCCAATACGACGTACAGCGATGAGTTCATCACCTTCTGCTTCGATGATGCGAACATTATTGATACCTGCTTTTTTGGCGCCTTCTACTGTGCCATTACCAGCAAGGATGCGACCTTCTTCGTCGATGACGATTGAACGTGCGGCGCCGTACCGCTTGAGTGATTCCGCAATAAGTGATGCGGAACGATCAGTACGACGCCTTGCGTTTTTGTGGTCTGACTTGAGATCCTTGATGGATGTCACTCTTTGATTTGCACTGGCATTACGAGATAAGTTACACCATCTGTATCAGCAGGTGTCAATACCACGGGTGTGGTTGCCGAATTAGCAGAGATGGTGACGGCTTCTGCTGGCTTGAAAGCCTTGATGCCATCTAGCAGGTAGTGGACGTTGAACGCCCATGCGCCAGTGGCGGTGCCTTCCACCTTGAGCAGCTCCTTGCCGTTGTTGGCGTCTGATTCGGCAGTGATGGCAATGGTGCCACCTACTGCCTCGAGCTTTACCACGGAGTTATGCGCATCAGCGATGAGTGCAACACGCTCTAGGGCACGCGTAAGGCGTCGCCGGTCGACGGTGATGGTGTGCTCAAAGGCAGCTGGGATGAGTTTTGCCACATCGGGGTAGGCACCATCCATGATGCGGCTGTAGATGGTGATGCCATCACCTGCGTCGATGACGGCTTGACCATGTGCAACGGCGATTGCTGCAACGCGATCCTGCAGCAGACGCATGGTGCTGGCTGGCAGTACCACGTCTAGGTCAGCGGGCAGGTCTAGCGCGTAACGCATGAGGCGATGACCGTCTGTGGCTTCCATGTGACCACTGCCTAGGTGGATGCCTTGCAGCATCTGCTTGCTGGCATCACTGCTGGCGGCTGCCATGCAGGCGCGGATACCGGCGGATAGGTGCAGCTCACTCGTGGCGGCGTCTACAACCGGCATTGCGGGGTAATCCGCCGCATCAGCCGCAGCAAGCCCGTAGGAGCCCGCGGAGGCGGTCAGAGCGCCATCTGCGAGGGTTATGGCCTCATCACCCTCAAAGCGGCTTGCAAGCCCTGCTAGCAGCCTGTACGGCAATGCAACAGCGCCATCGGTCTCGACTGCAGCCGGCAGACCACTGACGGTGATACCAAGGTCCAGGTTGAAGCCGGTGATGGACATGGTGCCACCAGCAGCAGTGATGAGGCAGCAATCAAGGATTGGGTGACTGCTGCGGTGACCAACGGCTGGCGCAATGGTGCGTAAGGCGTAATCAAGATCAGATTGACAGGTGGTGAGTTTCATTGTCCGGCGGCACGGGAAAGGCTGGTGATGATGCGGTCGTAATCAGCTTTGAAGCTCAGCACCAGCTCGGGTGGTAGTGGGTGCCGATCATCAATGGCGTTGTCTTCGATAGCAGCGGCGTATGCCACTGCTTGCGCCATGGCGTCATGCAGTCGGTTGATCACCGGCTGCTGTTTGGCTGGGATGTGAATGAGCGATGACATATGCAACGAGAGTTTCAACATGACGGCGGCTTAGGTCGCCACGCATGAAAGCGCAGGCGTCCGCCACCAGCGCATGGTATGCCGCCGTGGTCAATCGTGCAACACTACCAGTAGCGCCACCGTCACCAAGCGCACGCTGCCGGATGAGATGCGCACGTGGGATGCCATGCGCTGTTGCTTCAGCGTTCAACCGCGCCAGATCGTCAGCGGACACGTTGAGCTTGATTTCAGGCATTGAATGCGTAGGAGTTCGATGCAGGATAGGTCCAAGGCAGGTCCTACCTAGATGGACGAGGTCGGACGAGGTCGGCGGCCTTGCCACAACTGAGGTTTGGCCTCTCCGTCCAACCTCCCAACCTATATGAATAAAAGAGGGAGAAGGGGGGAGAGGGAGGGTTTAGGTAACTCTTAAACCCTTAGATGGACGGTCGGACGTTGGACGGAGAGGAAATCCAGTGCTGCCAAGGGCTTAGCGCGTCCAACCCGACCTATGGCTTTGCGAAGTACCGCCGCCGCCGCCCAGATGCCTCGCGTTTTGCGACGTACCCAAGATCTTTGAGAATCGAGGCCACTTGCATCTGGTCAGCTCGCGTTTGGCGTTCGGCAGGTTTCTTGATTGCGTTATTCAAAAGCTCTTCAGTTGTCAGTAGGTCAATTGTACGCCGCTTCTCAAGATGTTCCTCAATGGCACTACGCCAAGGCGAGTCAATGACATAATTATTATTCTCCTCTGTCACTTGAATTTCCATGTCTACTGTTAAACGATTGGTTTCACCTGCGCGGTAGGCATGTACTACAGCGGACCAAATCGCGTCACGTTCAAGCATCAATGAAGCGGTATCAATCTGGTCCTGTTGCGTTTTAGTGGTCGGGATGACCCAGAAGCGACGGTTGCCGGTTTCGTCTACCAAGAAACCGGTGGTTTTATTAGTAGTGCCAACAATAATGCCACGCCTCGGAAATGACTCAACTGCCTTGCCATAAGGCACGCGCATTAGATCTACTGCCTGCGAAAGGAAGGCTTTTACCTGTCCTGCATGACGCCGACCTGTGATGTGATCAAGCTCTGCCCATTCCATCATCCACGACCGATGAAGTACCATTACGTCGTCTTTACTTGAGATATCACCAAGTGCATCAGAGAAAAACGGACCACCGAGGCAACCCCAAAAGCTGGACTTATAGGCACCTTGATCACCCATCAATACGCAAGCAGTGTCGTGCTTGCAGCCAGGGGTAAAGGCACGCATAACGGCACCGATAAGCGTGCGCTTTAGCATCTCGTCGTAAATGGTTGGCTCTGGCAGCGCGGCATCGCACGGGCGTAGGTAGGTCGTTGCAAGCCGGTCGATATAGGTTGGCTGCACGTGATCGGCGACGTGTTCGAGGTAAAGCCGCACTGGATCGTATGGCTTCTCGCTTGCCACTTGGACCAAGCAATCAATGGCAAGTTCCTTGCTGACCTTGTAACCCTGCTCTGCCAGTTTGAGGTAATAGCGGTCAACGCCTTCGATTACTTGATTGTCGACCTCGATTTGTTGGGTGAAGATGTTGAGACGGATATCGCCGGCACTGCGGCGTAGGTACTCCAGCAGCTCAGCGGCCTCAAGCTTTTCCGGCTTGCCGCCAACTGGCGCACGACTAGCTTGTGGCTCTGGGTCTGCTGCCCTACCCCCAACCTCGCGCCGCGCTGGCTTGCTACTGCGCCAGCCGTCTTTCTTGGCCATATCACCAAGCGTGCCAAGCGTGATGCCGGATTTCTTGAAGCTTCGCCATTTGCGTTGGCAGTCGCTGGGCTTGTGTTTCGCCGATTGACCGGACCATTGCTCCCAATCGCTGAGCAGGCTGTCATCACCAAGGCTGTGAAGCGCCATGCCGGTATCAAGCCAGTCGTCGTAGTCATCAGCACGCGCTGGTGCTAATGCTGCGAGGTATGACCGAGCACGTGCAACGTCATCAGCTAGTGATGAGGGCTTGTATTCAACCAATGGCAATAGTGCCGGCTTGGGTTTGAGCATCCGCTCAATCAACCCAACTGGCGCTTCCGCAATCTCGCGGTCACCTGGTGCGTGACCTTTAACCCAGTAGTAGCCGCTGGTTTGAGGATGCGCGCCTGCTACAACGGACTGGCAACCATTCCAACGCAGTTCTACCTGCTCAGCTTTGCCATCGTCATCTATGACACCTGTCTTGTATTTACGTGTAGCGATGTCATCCCAATACTGCTGTGGTACGCGGTAGATGATTTGCATCCGGCCATCACGACCGGACTTGACGACCCAGCTGCGGGGTAGGGACGACAGCGGTAGGCCCCAGTCCGAAAGAAGCGTGCTGGCTGATTTGCCGTCGTGGTCTAGGAATAGCAAACCACCGGATGGCACACCGCAACACACGCCAATTGCACGTGCGCGACCACCGGTCAGCTCAGTGAGCAAGGCGTCTTTAGTGAGCGGGTTGTCCTGCCATGCGGCTTGGTATGGGCGTTTTTGACCGTCAACTGCGACGTAACCCCAATCGTCGGGCAGGCGGCTCAGCTCATCGCGCAGGTTCACTTGGACTCCTTGGCGCGACGCATGGCTTCCTCAACTACAAGCCTGATCACGGCGCTTCGGGAAAGGCCGCCGATGCAGCGGCTATCAAGCCAAGCCATCTGCTCGGGCGTGAACTGAACGGCTAGTGGATGCGAGAGTGGCACGGGTCCTATCGGATACTTGCGTAGTCTAGCGGGATCTGCTACGGTGTCAAGGTATTACGCCGCAAAATGCATGCTTATTTCCTGCGACCACTGGCGCCGTGACTTTGGTCATAACAGCACTCCAAGAATTGATGCTGTTTCCGGCTATGTACTTTGCCCGAATTGCGGCGAAGAAAGCCTTAAGCGGCATAAAACCGCGCGATGGACCGACCTTCAAGATTGCGACAATACAGTTGCTTTCTACGCGGAATGCAATTGTTGCCCTTTTTGGGGGCGTTTGTTATTTTCGGATCATTGTGGCAATCCATTGTGGGCTCAATGGAAAGCTGAAATTTTACCTGGTATACACAATGAAAAAATTACCGAATGGTGCAGGGAAAACTATGTGGAGATTCCAAATTGGATTCAAGCCAAACGCAAGCCCATCAAACCCAGCTTGCGCTTTGAGATCCTTAAGCGCGACGATTACCGTTGCCAGATGTGCGGCGTTACGGCAAAAGATGGCGCCACGCTTGAGATAGATCACATCACACCAGTCAGCAAAGGCGGCGGCAATGACGCGGACAACTTGCAGGTTTTGTGTCGTGATTGCAACGCTGGCAAGGGAGTGCAATGCCAATGAACCTCCGCCCATACCAGCAACAACTGATCACCGACATCCGCTTGCAATACCAGTTAGGGCATAAGTCAGTCTTGGCGGTATTGCCAACCGGTGGCGGCAAGACGGTGTGCTTTAGCTACATCGCAGAGCAAGCAGCAATCAAAGGCAATCGTGTCTGCATATTGGTGCATCGCGCAGAGCTACTGGATCAAGCCAGCCGCAGCCTTACGGCAATGGGCGTCAGGCATGGTCGTATTGCTGCTGGCAAAAGCATGGACCTAAGCCATGCGGTGCAAGTTGCCAGTGTGCAAACGCTTGCGCGCAGGTTACATCTGCTGCCACGTGAGTTCTTTCAATTGTTAGTGGTGGATGAAGCGCACCACACAACAGCAGGCACATGGGCGAAGGTGATTGACCACTTCCATGCCGCCAAGCTGCTTGGTGTGACGGCAACACCGATACGCAGCGATGGCCGCGGCCTAGGGCAGCATTATCAAGCGATGGTGCAAGGCCCAACTGCGCAACAGCTCACTGAACAAGGATTCCTTGCTGCTGCAAAAGTGCTGGCGCCACCGGGGTTTGATAGCACAGGACTGCGTAAGCGGATGGGTGATTTTGACGCTAAGGAGGCCGAGCAACGTGTTGGCACGATCATGGGCGACTGCCTTGGCCATTACCGCAAGCACCTACCAGGCCAGACGGCAATTGCGTTTTGCTGCTCCGTGGCCCATGCGGAAGCAGTTGCGGCGCTGTTCCAATCATCTGGTATCGCTGCAGCAAGTATTGACGGCAGCATGGATACCACGCAACGCCAGCAGCTGCTTAGCGATCTAGGCACCGGCAGTTTGAAGGTGCTCACTAGTTGCGCGCTGATCGGTGAAGGCGTTGATGTACCAAGCGTTGGCGGTTGCATCTTGCTGCGACCTACTGCATCAGTGGCGCTGCACTTGCAGATGATCGGCAGGTGCCTGCGCCCGCAACCTGGCAAGCGTGCTGTGGTGCTCGATCACGTCGGCAATACGGTGCGGCTTGGCCATCACCTTGAAGAACGCGATTGGACCTTAGATGGTGTCGCCAAACGCGACCGCGAGCAGGCACCAAGCGTCAAGGTATGCCCTAGTTGCTTTAGCACCAGCATTAGCACTGCACAGGTATGCCGTGAATGCGGCCATGTGTTTGCACCACAGGAACGCCGTGAGTTGCAACAGGTAGATGGGGAGTTGGTTGAGATGGCAGTGGCTAAGCGGCGCGAGCAATCCAGCGCCCGCGACCTAGAGTCCCTCCGCGAGCTAGCGCAGCAACGCGGCTACAAGCGAGGATGGGCAGAACGCGTTTATCAGGCGCGACTGGCTAAGAGGCATGGCATCTAGCGGGGTTGCGCACGGCTGGCCATGGTGGTATGATTTGGGGACAGCGGACGAGAGCCGCACCCTAACCCGAGAACCATGACCATCAACTACGCCGTCGCAATCGCCCACCACGCCAACTGGATCTGGGATCAGCTCAACGCCAACAACACCGTTAGCGCTGACACTTTTGCCTGGGTGGCTGCTGACTTGGAAAAAGCCGAGACATGCGCCGATGAATACCGCTTTAAAGAAGCAGCCGGCTTCATCCTTGGGGCGGCCCGCCAAGTATTTGGTGTTTACTCCGAAACTTACGCAAACCTTCTAGGCTTTTACTCCAAATGAAACATTACCGCGACGAACCAGCACTTCCAATCTGGGTGCTGGTTCTTGTTTTAATCATCAGCCTTTTACTTGCGCAATGGTGGCTTCCTCAAAAATGGGAAGCCTGCAAAAAATTATACGATAATCAATCTGCTCGTGTTTATTGCATGGCGGCCCGATGACAAACTTTAAGCAACTGTGCTCGGAGCTGTATGAAATCTTTGAAAAATACGACGACGAATCCAACCTTGCCGGAATTTATTGGGACATGCAAACAGATAACAACAATCTCTTTGACCGTGTTAAATTTGCTTTGCATGAACATTGCCAAACAAGTAAACAGCAACAAGCATTGCTAGCCATTGATGTAGCAGTTGCAGATGGTCAGCTATCTGCTGATGTTGCTAACGTGGTTCGCGCAGCATTTGCAGAGCTTGGCATCTGAGCAAACCATCCAGCAAGAAATAAGGATCGCCTGCAGCCAAGGCGACACGCGCTTGTTCCGCAATAACACCGGGACGCTCAAGGACCAGAATGGCCGCCCAGTGCAGTTCGGGCTCTGCAAGGGCTCAGCCGACCTAATCGGCTGGAAGCGCGTGACGGTGACCCCCGATATGGTCGGCAGCACCGTTGCTGTGTTCACCAGTATTGAGGTGAAGACGCCAACCGGCAGGATCAGACCAGAACAGCAGCAATGGTTGGATGCTGTCCAGGCTGCTGGCGGCATTGCAGGCGTAGCAAGGAGTGTGGAGGATGCACGGCGGATCATGGCTGCCGGGGGTTGACAGGGGTTGCACATGGTGTAGGATACGGGGACAGCAGGCAACCGGCCCTGCACCCCACACCGAGAACCATGACCGTTTACACCCTTGAGCGCACCGAAACCCAGCAACTCCCCGCCGCTCGCTGCACATTTCAGCAACGCGTTTCTGAATCCGGCAAGAAATGGGTTGACGTCACCATGATGCACCTCACTTCAAACGGATGGGGCGGCACCATGGGGCGCGGCGACGGTACCTACACCGTCAGCCAAGCAAAAGAGTTTTACGGCAATCTTCTTGACAGGGGATTTACTGCCGCCTAAGCCCACCGCGGCCAGCCGGAGCCGCACCCAATCCGGCAACCACACATTGCGACCCCAACCATGCTCACAATTGCACTGCTGATCATCTGGAAACTGCTGCTGCCACTGCTGGTAGTAGTCGCCGTGATCGACTGGCTAACCGCATCTGACGACCGCCGGATCCGCGTACTGCGCCGCACTGGCCTGAGCCAGAAGCGCATTGCCGAACGCCTCAACCTGTCCACCTATCGCGTCCGTAAGGCGCTGATGGCATGACCAACAAAATCGCCAACATTTGCTGCATGGCCATCGCCGCATGGGTGATCGCCATGATCGGCATCGAAGCAGCGGGCCATCACGCGCCAACCCACACCGGCACCCAACAGATCCATGAATGACACCGACATCTATTGGACATTCGCTACCGCCTATCAGCACGGCGGTGGATTCTTCCAAGCGCTAGCGCAGGCTGGCATGAAAGCAGATCCCAGCAACAAGCGTCGCTTGCTTGATGCATTTCCCGAAATGGTCGCTACATACGGCACTGCCAGCCGTTTGCATCGCTCCTTGCGTAGTGGTGCAGCAGTATGACCATCAGCAATGAGCAGTACCACGCCGACCCAGCCGTTAGCGCTTCGCACCTGCACGCAGTGGTTAAGTCGCCATACCACTACTGGAGCCGCTATTTAGATCCAAAGCGCAGCGCCATTGAGCCAACTGCAGCGATGCGACTTGGCACGCTGGTGCATACAGCAGTGCTTGAACCTGAGGATCTACTGCAGCGTTATGGCGTCTGCGGACCGCGTAATACCAAAGCTGGTAAAGAGCAAGCTGCAAGCATGGCCGCTGCTGGGATTGAAGCTGTCACTCAATCCGACATGACGCTAGCCCTATCAATGGCTGCCAGCGTTCGCGTGCATCCTGCAGCATCAGCATTACTGGCGCAAGGTAAAGCTGAACAGTCTTTCTGGTGGGATGACGCCACCACTGGTTTGCGGTGTAAATGCCGTCCAGATTGGTATCACAGCACCACAGTGGTTGACCTCAAGACCACGACGGATGCATCACCGTCCGGCTTTGCCCGCAGCATTGCCACCTTTCGCTACCATGTGCAAGCCAGCCATTACTTGTCTGGTCTGCATGGCGCTGAGCGTTTTGTATTCATCGCTGTTGAAAAGACTGCACCATATGCAGTTGCGGTCTATGAGCTTGATGCCGCAGCACTTGCTGCTGGTGACGAGCTACGGCAACGCGATATGCGCGTGATTGCCGATTGCCAAGCCACTAAAGAATGGCCT